TCTGATACTCCCCTATAAAAATGGCTATTTATCAACTGTTTGTTGTGACATAGCCTTATAAAATAATCTACAGTCGCATATAAAAGCATAAATTCTATTGCTGCGGGCATACTTGCGTCATAAATAATAGAACCTTCTCTTTTATCTATATCATTTGGTACTTTTTCAAGCATTCTATTTAAAATAATATTTTCTGTTTGATTTTCATACATTTAAATAATATTCACTTCCTTATCCATTTCAATATTGCCTAGATTAGTTTTTACTGTAAATTTAGCTAATACATTACCTTTATTATAAGATAGTTCAAAATCATCAACAGATTGTATACGGTCATCTTGTAAAAGTGCTTCGCTAATACGACGAGGAAGTTCAGAATATACATATGGAACAGATTTTCCGAATAAATCTTGTAATTCAATGCCATAATTCCAACTATAAATAGCATATTGATATCTTTCTGTATTTAATATTTTATAACAAGCTTGTGCAATTGCCTCAAGTTCATCAATACTACCAACTATTTTTTCATCAGCAATTTTCATTCGATAAGATTTACTAGAAATAGTATTTATTTTAGTTATATTTATATTTAAATCTGTATCTGTTCCTTGTGGTAAAAATCCCATATTATCCACCCCACTGACCAGTCAAATTTGTATGATTAGTAGACCTAGATAAAACTATAAATTCTTGTCCGCCTGCTTGTTGTACTAAAATAACACTTTCACCAACAGACAATCCATTATGAACTGTAATTTTTTTTCGCCCACTATAAGCATGATTATGACTTTCAAATAAAGCGTCTCCGCTACCACCTGATTTATTTTCTGTTATATGATTAACAGTTATATCAACATCAAAATCTCTAACTAAATCAGTTAAAATTAAAAATTCTTCTGTAAGTAATTCTTTTTGGTCAATTCTAATCGTTAAGGGATTAATAGTTTCTACAACACCAAGACTGTAATCACATAGATTAGCACTATTTAATTGTTGTTTTACTAATTGTTGTATGGCTTCTTTTAAAGCAACAATACTCACTCAAAAACCCCTCCTTTAAGTGTTAAATCCATAAAATGTGAATTATTAGTATAAGTATGCTTAACTGATTCAACTAACATTTTCATATTTATTTCTTGTTTATCTATATATAATTTAACAAATATACTAGAACCACCACGAACTCTATCATCTCCAAAAGCATTTTTTATAGATAATGTACGCCTTACTCTGTTATAACGTTTAAGCATTGCTTTTGCCAATTCATCAAGATTTATTGGTTTTTCAGGATTTACAGATTTTATTTTTCTAAGAAGTCCCCATTTGGCTATAGTTTTTGTATCCATAGCAATATTACTAATTTCATGTGCATTAGTATCTTTATTATCAAAATAAAGTACAATATCATTATATGTGTCCTTATCTATATCAGAAGTAAAACTAAAATTTTCAGCAGTTTCACTATCAATTAAAATATCAACTCTCATATCATTTATATTTTTAAGAGTCAACTTTCCATAATCATCATAAAGCACATATAAATTTTTTGTAGCTTCTGTAGTTATATCTATAGCTGTCTGCATTAAATCGAATAAAGTTTGTTTACCTGCTCTAAATCGTGGAATTACATATTCAGTATCTGCAATATCACCAACAGTTAGCTGAAAATCTTCAGCTAACTGTTTTATTATTTCACTTGCTTTTTTATTTACTGTATTATAAATCTGTTCATTTTTTAGATATCTAAGCTGGTCATAAGCAATAATAGATAAAATATTATCTTTATCTAAATTACGTTTAAATACAAAACCAAAAAATATACCTACATCACCACGTTGTACTTTTACTCTATATCCTTCTTGTATATCCAACAATTCATCTTGTACTACTTTAAAAGTAATTTTGCTTGGTTGCCCTTTACGATAATATTCAATATTTACATTATCTTCAACAACTGGTATATAGCACTTATTATCAACAGTATGAATGGTTATTAATAATTCATTGCTATTATTCAAGTTTTAACACCTCTTTTAATGTAGGTGTTGATGGATTATACATTTTATTCAAATTCATAACGCTACGCCAATTCAAACTACCTCCACTCGCTAATTTTACAGCTTCATATACAGATTTTTCTTTTGTTACTTTCCAAACACTAGGAGTAATTTTATCTGTAGGTCTATTCTCTTTTATAGTATATGTTTCTTTGCCATTTTCATCAGTTTTTACCTCAACTTCTTTTGTAGCATAATACTTATACTCTTTTAGTTGTAAAGGCACTACAACATCAAATCCATTTTTAGCATCTTCACGTATACTATAATTCTCAATGGTAACCAATAAATTAGTATCAAACAAAACTTCAAAACTAGGTGTCATTCTCATTATTATTAATCGTAAAGGCTGTTTACTTTCTTTTGCTATTTTTATTTTTTCTAAATAATGTTCAGCTCCTTTAAATGAATATTCATTTAATAAATTACCTAAAATTCCTATTGAACCACCAAACAAATTATTAAATGCAGATACTCCTATTTCTGTATCGCTTTGGGAATAGTCTGCAAATGGATAATTACTATTAGGCAAAAGAAGCTCAAAAGATATTTCTTTCAGACCTTCTGTTTTAATAATATTTATTTCTCCTTCATTTATAAGATTTACAGTTTTATTTTTATTTTTTATACGTATATCCATTTTAGCTGGTGGAATAGGTAACATCATATCATCTAAATAAAAATAATATGCCATTATATATGCACCGCCTCAGCTCCATTTGCTGTAGCTTCTGCTATTTGTTCACCTATATGTGTTATAATTCCATCAAAATCAACATCTTTGGAAATATTATTTATATTTTCCATATTAATTTCAATTTTAGCAGTAGTATATTTATTTATTACTTCTTGTTCAGCAATATCTCTCATAAATTTTAAATCTTCGTCCATTATATCCATAGCTTCAGCTATTTTTTTAGTATTATCTGCCGTATCTTTAGTATTTTTAGCAGTATCATCTTTTCCTGCTAAATCTTCATAAGAAGGAATATTTCCTATTTCTGGTGTCGTATAAGGAACATTATCTATTCCATTAAAAACACCTAAATTCTCAAATGGATTTGTTATTGTGTCATAAACATTATATGCAAGTTGTCTAGCACCTGATTTATATTCTAAAGGATTTGCTCTATAAGTTATTTCACTTGTAGCAGATAAATTAGTACCAAATATTTCATTTACTGTAGATTTAACAGCATTAAAAGCACTAATCAACCCATTTATTTTTTCAATCATAAAATTAATAGAATTAGCGACAAATTCTGCTATTTCACCAAATACATTAGCCAGTGTATTTCTAAGACCATTACTTGCTATTTGCCATCCAATAAAAGCACCAACTACAGCTACAATCAAACCTATTAGCCATAATATAGGATTACGCAAAATAGTTGCATTTAATACAGCCATTGCTCCACTAGATAATAAAGTTGCAACAGCCATTAATCTTTGTGCGATACTTACAGCTATAGTTCTAGTATAAGAAATAGCTAAACTAGAATTAGTTAACACAAGCGCTGTATTATACATTAATGTATATGTTATAGCTAATAATTTACTAGCACTAGATAAACCAAGTGCTGTATTATAAGCAAAAGTATATGCTGTAGCCAATAACTGCAATCCATTATATATAGCTAAATAAGCGATATATCCACTCAAAGCAATACCAGCAGATGTCAACATACCTAACAAAATAGAAAATGTATATTCAATTACAACTCCTAAATTATTAAATCCATCAGTAAGTATATATACTCCTGCTACTACTGCACCTATAGGTAAAAATATTGCGCCCCACATTTCAGCAGCACTCATAGCAGTTAAAGTTTGCACTATTCCAAGAGTACGAATAAGTTTTATTGCTGTAGGAACATATGCTATAAATTGCAATACATATCCTACTTTACTTATCACACCCAAAATAGCCGTTTTAGTAGTTACACTAGCAAGAGCTATACCATATAAGCCTAATACACTAATAGCACCACCAAAACCAACCATTATAGTATCAATAGCAAATTTATTTTTATTATAAAAATTATCAAATTCATTATTTAGCCATTTTATATTGTTTATAAGTCCATTAATAGCATTAGCTCCAATAGTAGCAGCAGCAACTAAATTATTTGCAAAACTTTTTACTAGTGAACTATTAGCTAATTTATTAATTTCTACATATACAGGTTGAAACGCATGACTTATTCTACTTTGAATATTAGTCCAAATATCTTCCCATTTCATAGGAATAGTTTCAAATTGTTTATTTATTTCATCCGTTGCTCCTAAAATAGCATTTTTAATTATTTCTGCTGTTATTTCACCATCTGCACCTAATTGTTTTATTTCTCCCATAGATACACCCATATAATCAGCAATATATTTTTCTATTAATGGTGCAGCTTCAGCTATAGAACGTAATTCATCACCTTGCAATTTACCAGACCCAAGAGCTTGTGTTAATTGTAATAAAGCGTCTTTTTGTCTTTCAATATCTGTACCACCTATATTAAATAACTTCTGAATATTTTCCATAAAAGGTACTACAGTTCTTGGGTCAGGAAATGCTTCTTTTGCAGTCATTGCAATTTTAGATACACTATCTGCCATTACATCATAAGGACCTCTTGCTCTAAGTGCCGATTGATAAATTTGTTCATTCAAAGCTATTGCTTGCTCTTGTCCACCAGCAACTAAGTTTAATCTCGCCATAATACCTGAATATGCGTCAGAAGCTTTGATTAATTTGCTAGGGATTGAAGCTATTTCTTCTATCGCATTAAATATCATATCACCAAAAATACTTCCAATTATAAAAGAACCTGTTAAGCTATCTTTTAAACTTTCAATACTTTCTTTTAATGAAGAAACATTTCTTTCAGCTTGTATAGTATCTATATTAACTTTTAAATATTTACCATCAGCACCCTGCCAACGTCCCAACTTATCTTGATATGCTCCTAATGCTTCTAATTGTCCTATAGTATAAGGAATAGTTTTATTTATTCCTGCTATATTATTTTTTATACCATTAGCCATATTTTCCATACTTTGTTCAGCTTCTAAAGTGCTATTTGCCATTTGTTCTTCTGCTAGATAAAGATTGTTTACTGCTTGTGTAGCTTTATTAATAGGATTAGATATCCCATCTCTCATTTTTATAAACTGTTCTAAAGTAGAAGTAGACAAAATATCATCTCCTTTTATTTTTAGCTTTCTTAGCTTCTTCTTCATCTCGTTTCATTTTGATAGAAATTGCAGCAAAAATAAAAGCCTGTTCTTCCTCAGACAGGCTCAATATTTCGCTGGGCAATTTATGCAGTTTGTGCAGGCAATAATACATTATGTTAGCATATACATCATTGCCGTTTATTAGTTTTTTGCTCGTTTGATTTTTTCTGCCATACCAGAATTAAACCCATTTGCTTCATTTACAGCAAGTATTAAATCGTTATACTCTCCAGGAATGAGCATTTTTTTAGCTAAATCTATCGCTCCTACAGCACCGTAACTATCTTGTAATTGAGCATTGTTTAAATTTGGATAAATAACGCTATTTTCTATCATTAAATCAGCTAATTTACTTGAATCTGTTTCAATATATGATTGTTGAGTTTTAGGATTAGTTACACGTTTTTTACATTGTGCTTTTAATTTAGATAACTCTGTTTCGGTTAATATTCTAAGTTTCCACGGTATAGGATTATTTTTTTCATCAATAAAGCGTTCAGACGCTACATAATCAACTTCCTTGTATTGAATAGCACTTTCAGCCATAAAAGCTTTTAAATTATCAGTCATTATTTATTCCTCCATCTCTTATTTCATGCCGTCAAGGTCTTTGAATTTTTCTGGCATTTCAAAGCCTTCAAAAGTAAAATCTACATCTTGCTCAAGCCAATCACCATCAGCATCAAAACCAGCTATTGTTGCACCATCTAAGTTACAATCTTTTAAAATAACAGTTTGACTACCTACTGAACTTGTTGGGTCATAATTTTTAATAATAATATCAAAATAAAAATCTTGCCCTGTATCTTGATATTGTTTAACAAGCTCATTAAAACGAGAAGTATTATTATAAATAGTCATAGAACCTGTATAATTAACATTTGTCGTTCTATGTCCCACTGCTGTTCGTCCAAGAATAGGTACTTCTACCTTATTTTTTTCAGCTTTTGCTTCTAAATTTTTAGCTTGCATAAGCAAAAATCTTTCTCCATTTAAATTATTTATAACACAAGACGCTAATTTTGCAGATACAACATCCTTAGCATGCATTGTTCTATTCGTATCCATTAATAATCACCAACTTTCTAAGCTACAATAATATTCATATAAAGTTTTTCCATACACATTACAGGTTGTATAGCATATTCACTTAAAACAGTTTCTTTTGATTGTCCCATTGTAGGGATTGGCACATCTTCTGCCTTAAAATTAGTAATTGCTCTTATTCGTTGCATTTCCTTTTCATATGCTACAATATCACCCCAAAGAGCCATACGACCTTCATCGTCATTTGGCTCTTTTCCTAAATATGTTTTATTAAATAATCTAGCTATATCAATGGCATGTTGGTCTAATACACGAATAACCTGATTACTAGAAAAATCTTCATTTTTTTCTTTACTAAAAGAAGTAAATGTATTTATATCTCTAAGAATGTTTATATCTCCAACTATATCACCATCAACATTATCTGCTACACGGTGAAATATAAGCATACCATTTGTAATAGCTTTTTCTAATTCTGTTTGTTTATAATTTGTATTTATAGCATATTCACCGTCATATGTTTTATTTGTACAACTTGCATTTACAGCACAAGAAGCTTCTGCACCTGTTACCCAGTAAACTAAATTTGCAGGACTTTCACCTTTATCTATAACAGAATTTTGAATACTAATAACGCCTTCATAATCAGCATTTTCATATCCATAAACTACACATTGAAATTTTGCTCCAACTTCATCACGTAAACGCTTAGTAAACTGTATCATTAAATCTTGAATAGTTTCATCTGTAGAAACACAACCTAAGATATTAAAATAATATGGTTCAATTTTTTCCAAGAAATCTTGGTATTGCAAACCAGATATTTCGCCACCATTCCTACCACCTTCAAGTGGTGTACCAGATGTAATAGATTCAGATAATAAGCCTGTACGCTTAAATACTACATAATCATTATCTGTAATTTCTGCCCATGTAGAAATTGTTTGTTTATCCATCATAGTAAATGTAGTGTCTTTTTCTGCTGTAGCTGCACTGCCAACTTGTGCCATTCCTATTATAGAGTTATTAATATCTTTATATTCGTTCAAATAGGTAATTACATCATATTTTGTTTCATCATCAATATTAGGCTGAATTGCAATAGTAAAGTTATTACCTCGAACACCACCATATTTAGCAGTTGCTAAACTATTACTAGCTTTAACTGCTCCATTATTAATTCTATAAAAATAACCTGTTTTTAGATTTTTAAATAAATCTCTCAAAGGTTTCATTTTTTCATGACTGTAATCATAACCAAAATAAAGCATAGAATTTTTCTGAAAATCAGCATTTTCTACTGTAAATACTTCACCTTCAATACCCCAATCTAAATCTAAAGGCATTGCAGCATATCCACGGTCTGCCATATTTACACTAGCACGTACTTTACTAACAAAATTAATATAAGTACCTGGTAATTTTTTATTTTGTGTAAGCCAAGTACCGCCACCTAAAGCCATAATTTATTCCTCCTAATTTTTTTGTTCCTTTATTGGAGCAGATAAGAATTTATCTAATTCTTGTTGTATTTCTTCATGTGTATAATTTTTATTATTAGATAAAATAACCGTCAGTACATCTTTATACTGACGGTATTTTTTAGATTGTAAAATCTGCGTTTTAGTATACATTTATTTCACCTTTTGTTTTTGAATTAAATTTTGCATTAATGGACCTCGTTGGATTGGTCTTATTACAAAGAAATCATAATTTATTTGTAAATGTAAAATATTATCTACTATATTAGCTTCCATATTTGTACCACGAATTAAATCATTTTCCATATAAATATACTCTAATATAGGATAAAGTTTATCTAAAATAGCATTTATTTCTTGTTGTGGTTCTAACTCACTTTTAGGAAAGTACCTTATCATAAATATATTTTTTCTAAGATAACGATTGCCATATATAAGATTAAAACTACTATCTAATAATCTTACATAAAAAGAAGGTTCTTCAAATCCTTGTGGAATATCATTTATATAATAAGTGTAGTTATCACCAAATTCATTATTTAAAGCCTTTATTATACCTTTTACAATATCTTGCCCATTTACATCAACCATGTAAGTATCTCCTTAAAAACTCGTAAAATCTTTGCTGTACATAAGCATATCCTTCTTGTTCAACTAATTCAGCAGATAACTTCATCATGTGATGACCTTCTACAAAATTTGCTTTTAATCTTTTACCAAGAATAGGCACATATCTACCCACTTTTTGTCTATGTCCATTTTCAACATAAGCTGCATATTCCATAGGATTAAATATAGAAGCTATATAATAATCTCTATGTTTAATAGCTTTTACTATATACCAAGACTTACGAAGTGAGCCACCTTGAGAGATTTTTTTTAATTTAGGTTTTCCTTTATTTTTACCTCGTTTAATTTTACCTACTACTTCAAATGTTCCTTTTCCTACAGGTGTACGTTTTTTTACTTCAGCTAAAAACATAGCTGCTAAATCATTAGCCATTTGTTGCATAAATAAATCTTTATGTTCATTTAATGCTTCTAAATTAGCTTCAAATTGTTTTAACTTTTTAAAATTCTTTTTCATCATGCAAAATCATTATATAACTCAAGATTTATTTCTTGGTGTGTTTTATAAATAGCAGGTTTACCACTACAAACATAATCTGTAGTTAACCCTTGTCTACATATGGATACATAAGAACCAGCTTTTATCAGTATATCGGAAGGTAAAAATAATTTAATACTTTGTGTAAGTTTAGCTTGCTCATCATCTGTTGTACTAGGAAAATTAGAAAAAGACATTCTACAAGAAACATTTTTAAGATAAATTTTTTTTATTTGTCTAGTAATACCTGTATTAACGTCTGTTATTTTTTCATAGGTATAAATATTACAAGTATCTTCATATAGTTTTTCTAAAGCCATTTTAGCCTTTAGTCTAGATTTATCTATATTCATTTTGATAATCTCCTATATTTCCTTAATTGAACTATATAATTTTTTAATATAGAGTTAGCAAATACAACATTGTTAGAACTATTACCAAAATTAACAGTTGTATCTCCCTCTTTTATACTTGTTATATTACCACTAGAACCTTCCTCACTCCCAATATTCTCATTTCTGTAAATATCCATAGCCATTCTATAGGCAGTATTTACTAAGCCTTCAGGTAATTCATCAATATTACAGTAATTTAATATTGTTTCTTCAACATCATCAAGAATAAATTGAAGGATTGTATCCTTTTCATCGGATACAATCCCCAACAAATTTTTAAAGTTAATTACCTCTAGCATAATATCAGCCTACTTTATGCTTAAATGCCACCATGCGAATTTGTTTAGGCTCATAGACACGTTGCCAGTTTTCAGGATTTTCAAGTTCTGTAAATGTAGGAGTTTCTACATTAGCTCGTGCTGTATTAGTCCATTTAATACCTCTAGGGTGCATGATAAAGCATTGACGATTAATAAGATAATCAATACCAGAACCCATTAATTTTTCTCGGTCAGTTTCGGTAGCAACAAAACCTTCTGGACTACCATTACCTAATGCAATAGCTCCTTGTCCAAAAAGATACGTTGTATATACGCCTTCATCTACTGGGCAACCATCATCAACAATTACTCTACGGTCTTGATATGTTTCAAATTCTACAGAATTACTGTCTCTTTCTGTAGAAATGAGATTTTGCTGTTTTAAATAAGATTTTGTTTTAGAATGCATAATTACACCTGTAAGTTGGTCTTGTGCATCTCCTAAAAGCTGCAATGCTTCAATAAAAGCAGAAGCAGAAATATTAGCAGCTTTTCCACTCAATGTAGACGTATCATACACATGGTCTTCTTTCATTTTTTCAGAATCAAAGACACCTTTTAAAATACGAAGTAATACTTTTTGTCGTTGACGTTCCCAATATCTAGCAACAAGTGTTGCAATAGCTTCCATAGGGTCTTTTCCAGATAGTTGTGCAGATAAATCTGTAGCAGCCCAAGCTTTAGCAAGACGAATAGTAGTAGATACATCTTGATTAGATGTAATTTTAGCTGGAGTTAATTTATTACCTTCAATTACAATTTCAGCATCTCCTGTCAAATCTTCAAAGAAAGGCATATGGTGAATTGGTGCTGGTTCACTTGCTAAGCGGTCAAATTCTGCATTATTACTAACAATTCCGCTTTGGTAAAGTGCAGATAATTCCATAGAACGATTTATCACATATGGGTTAAATAGCTCTGGTACAATAATATCTTGTAAAGTTGTTGCCATTAGTTAATACCTCCAATATTTACCCCAACAGCTTGAGCCAATGCTCTAGCTTGCTCAGGATTTTCTCTAAATAATTTACCTTGTTCAGTAAGATTAAAGTGTTCTTTACTAAATGGATTATTTATAGGATTACCACCATCTTTAGGTTCATAACGCTGTTTATCACTTTTAAATAAGAAAGGCTTAGATTGTTTCAGAGGATTAATCTGTTCATCTAAGCCTGTAACGGAGCCATCATCTCCAACAATTAATTTAGTTTTATCAATTAAACTTGCTACAATATCAACATCTTGTGCTGTATTAGTTAATTTTAATTTTACTGCACTATCAATACGTAAATTTTTTAAATCTTGCTCGTATTTAATTTTAGAAGATTTGTTTTCTTCTTGTAGCTGCTTAATAGTGCTTTCTAATTTTTCTTTATCTCCAGCCGTTTTCTTCAACGTTTCAAGCTGTTTATCACGCTCTTTAATCTGCGTTTCAAGATTAGATTTAGCTGTAGTAGCTTCATCAAATTTTGCTTTTTCTACATAGTTATCTTTTAAAAAATTCTTTAAACCTTCTGTTGCTTTCTTTTTTGCTTCATCTGAAAGATTTAAAGAAGCAATGTATTCTTCAATAGTCATAATTTATCTCCTTATCAACCTGCTGTATAAGTGCCAGTTATAGATGCTGTACTTTCATCATTAAGATGCGCTGTACCAGAAATAGTTGTACCTGTAATAGTTAATTCAATAGATGTTATTTTGGCACCAGTATCTCCTTTTTCGCCTTTTGCTCCTTGCGGACCTTGTTCGCCAGTATCTCCTTTAGCACCAGTTGCCCCTTGCGCTCCAGTATCACCTTTCTCTCCTTTTAAAGATGCTAAAAATTCTTCTTCTGACTTTTCTTCGTTTCCAGATTTAGATTTCCAAAGTTCATAAGCAGATTGACCATTTTCTCCTTGTGGTCCTGGAGTCATTGCTCTATTATTAGCATCTTCAATTCCTTTTTCCATATTGTTCATCAAGGATTTTGTAATAAGTTCTCCGTCCTGCCAATCATGTTTTGTATACATAGTTTTATTCTTCCTTTCCTGTTATACATTGTCCTATTTTTCCAGTTCCAATAACCGCAAGTCTCGTTTCGGCTGTGTAAATGCGGTTATTTTTTACACAGTCTTGTATAATCCTAATAATCTCATACTCATTTAAATCAGCTACCGCACTAAACGGGAAATCTTGTTTAAATAAATTAAGATATTCCATAATCCATTTATACATCTTCCTCACCACCTTTCTAAGTCCAAAAACCACCATTATATAAAATTACATTCCAAATAATAACCCAGAATACTTTCCAAAAAAAACTTAGTTTTACAGTTTTTCCATGACAATATATACTACCAACAATCTGCGTTGTAAATAAAATTATTGCCAATATGTGCCAAATATCCATTTACTCATCTCCTTAAAATTGGGTATAAAAAAACCACCTACAACTTTTTAAGTGGTTTATAAACTATATTTTATTAAACTAATAAGATGTTCTTTGGCAGGCGTGTGGATACCACGAAATTGTCCACCTCAAAGAACCTCTATCATAACTATATTATTTTAAAGTAGTATCATCATCTGCTTGTATAAAATAGGGGCAAGCTTCCTGTCCTAATTTATATTTATCTGGAATACTATCCAGAATTTTATTTTTAAATGTTGCTGGATAAAATTTACAAGCAAGTGAATCAATATTATTTAAACAAAGTGTACATTGATGTATACATGGAACTTCTATTTCTTTATTACCAAATATATTTTTTAAAATAATAGTTGTTTCTTTAGCCATTAAAGTCACCTTCAAATAAAATAACTTTTGTTCTATTTAAAATAATAGTAAGTGGTTCATGAATCAATCTAAACTAAAATCTTTTACTTCAACACGTTTATCAACATTAGCATTATTTTCTTTCCATCGAGCAATTAAATTTTTATATTTTTCTTTTTCTTCTTCAGATGTATGTTCATCAATGTATGTTCGTTCCAACTGTTCAAAATAAGGACACGCAGATTCACCCGAAGTATATTTTTCAGGTATATAATTTGGTTTAACATAAAATTTACATTCATTTGACCAAAAATTATATTTACACATACCACACATACCATCACAACCAAATTCAATTACTTCATTTTTAGATATTTGTGGAACAATTATAGGAACAACATCAATCTTCATTAATATCACCTTCAAATATTATTAATTTAGTTCTATTCAAAATAACCGTATATGAATTACTTTCTCCATGACCTGCTACATTAATTACATCATATCCTAACAAAGCAACCATAGAACCTATATCATATTTATTTTTAAAAATCTTATTTGCATAAGCTTCATATTTTTTATTATATTCCTCTCTAGTATAATTAGTTGATAAGCCAAACCATGAAGGATATTTTTTTACATATTGTTTAGCTATTTCAATTATTAAATCAGATTTAGATACATAATCTTTATCAGGAATAGTAAATATTTTAGCTGTTTTATCTAACGTAATAATTTCAATTTTTTTAAAGTTATTACCATTGCTTTTACCTAACTGAATATAATGTTCCATTTCTTTATCTAATCCACTAAAATAATTACCTTTAGTATAATCAGTAGCACAATACATACCTTTACCGTATTGTGCTTTTCCTACCCTACAATCAATATACCATTTACCATATCTTAAATCATATATATATTCATCAAGCTGTTTTAGTGTTTTTGCAGTATAAGCTCGTTTACCAATAAAATGGTCATCATTAACTAATTTTAAAAATTCATCTTTACTATACACTATACGAGGCAATCCATCAAATCCTTGATAATTAACAACATCATCAATTTGATTTTCAAATAAATTTTTACGTCTTTTCCATTTATCTGCAACAGCCTCTCCATCAACTATTTTATGAATCACATTACTATCTTTATTTTCTTTTTGCCAGTCTTTATATATTTTAGTTTTATCGACAAAAACTTTTTTCCAGTTATTATATTTCATATTGCCGTCAATATAATATGTTTTGCCTTCATCGTTTTTAGCAGCTCTTTTACTCCCTTTTAATTTTGGAGTGTGAGGAATAATACAGCTTCTGCACCAACAATGAAAAGGAGGAGCTGTTATACCTGTTTTAAAATCAGACATATTGAACATTTTCCCGTCTAAATGTCGGCATATATCTGAGGTTCTACGGTCTAGTGTAGCTAATATTTCATATTGCTTAACGCCTAAATTATTCAGACTGTCAAACTCACCTATGGTAGCAAAATATGCTGTTTCGGTTGCAATCAATCGTCCTGCCTGACTTAAAGACACATTCATTTTTTTAGCAAATTCCTTAACAACTTTATCTTGCGGTGTCCCTCTTATTAAAGATTGTACTAATGTGTTTTGTAGCGTATTAATTAATTTATTTTTATCTTTCCATATACGGTCAGAAAAATTTAATTCATCAACTGCCCATGGTTTAGCAAGAATTTTTTCAAGAGTTTTTGTATCAATTTTAACTATTTCAAAACCCATATTAAAACCTGCTTGTAATTCATAAGCTGTTTTATAATAGGTATTTTGATATGTGTCTTGCATAGCTTCATACATTCCATCTAAATAATTGCCATATAGATATTCTAAATGTTCTTGTATTTGTAATTTAATTGCTTCAAGTCTTGATATATGAAATTTAGCTGAAGCATTTTCTAACTGTTTAGTCCAATCATTAGTAATGCCATTTTCTTTAGCTCGTTTTATATATTGTTTTAAGGTCCATTTAAACTCTTCAAGTTCATTATTTTTTAAAAGTAATTTAGCTGCTCTTAAGCTTACATCATTATTAACTTTTAAACGCATATACCATTTAGCAATATCTTTTTCAAGATTATCTATCGCTTCCATATACATATCTTTTACACGTTCTAAAAATTCATCTTCTTGACTTAATTGTGCTTCATATAATTGCTCAAATCTTGCCTTCCAATACTCATTATCAGGTATTACCATTACCTTCACCACCGTCAAAAGCTTTACTATAAATATCTTCTAAATCTTGCTTTTTCTTTTGTTCATCTTCTAGCTGCTTTTCTTCATCTTCTGCATTTTCGACAAACGGGTGATTTTTTAGAATTGTTTTATTGGATATTACACCAACGGATTTACTGCACATATCGACAAGTTCGGTATCATTTCGAATTGATGTTCTAGTCCATGTTTGAATAATCTGTTTAGGTTCAAATCCTTTATATTTACAAATAGCACGAATAAGTTCACCAAATCCTAGTTTAAATTCTATTTCTAATAAACCAGCTTTTAATTCTAATAAGGAATATAAAAACTTCATAGCTTCACCACTGGTGTTATCAAATGATTGCTGTTGTGGGTCCACTCCTTGTCCCATACTAAAAATAGCTTTTCTTGTAGTTTCTAATAACTCTTTCCTTGCTTCAACTGGTATTTCAATCGTTAATGTAGATACTCCACTTTTGTCAGAAGCATCATCACTTTCTGTTTTAATAGCTTTATAATATTTTAGGTCATTTAGAAATTCGTTTAAATCTTGTCCTCCATAATTATTAAGTATAAAAATAACTTCTTGGATATCTTCTAAATCATCTACAAATCCACTATATGTTTTATCATAAACATCAATAAGTGATTTTATCTTATTAAAATCATTAGTTAATGTATTATTATTGGGAAATTCAATAAAAGGTATTTGTTCAAAATTATGATTATAAATATTTGTTGGCTGTCCGTTTATACCCGAAGTAGTAAAAATATTATATGGTTCAAATACCTCTCCACGTTGTCTATAAGTAGCACATTTCGTATTATTCCATAGCTCACAAATATCCCATTCTTTCCCTTCATCATCAATAGATTTATATGTTCTAAGTACAGCCTGTAGCTCTTTTTCCAATCTCGTACTATATACTGGATAAATTTGCATAGAAGGAATAACTGCCCAACGAAAACCTTTTACATTATCAATCCAATAATGTAGCCAACCAACACCACTATTACTTGCTTCTACACATAAATCTTTAGCTTTTTTAGCATAAGCATCTCCTAGAACATTTGCTATATACTCATTCATAATATCATCTTTAACATCAAATAGCGGTGGAGCTGTAAAAAGATAACTTGCTTTTTGATTTACCAATAACTGATGAAAATTAAAAGCTATTTTATTATCTGCACATCGTAAAGGATTAGGTTTTCCTCCCTGCAATTTTTCCTTTGGTTTTCTATGCAATATATCGTTATCTCCTAGATAATATCTTTGTGCTATTAGTGCATTTCTTACAAATACCGAGTGATAAGATAAATATTTATTTATTAAATTTCTAGCTTGCTCTAAATTCAAATTAAATTACCTCACTTAAATATACTCATGCCACCTTTAGATAAATCTTCTGCTATGCCTGTAGTAGAATCTGGTGCGTCATCGTGTTTATTTTTACCTTCACGTTGATATTTAGTCATTGCCTCATAATAGTCTGACCATCTATTTTGCCAACCAACAGGAAAATAGATATGTTCCATAACCCAAGTAGCATTAGATAAAATACGAGCTTGTTTGTTTTTGGATTGGTGAAACCATTTTATTACACATTTATTAGTTCCTAATTTTTCTAATAAAATACGTCGTACACTTCTCGCAAATCCACGTCCACCATTGTTACTTTCAAATTTAGCTTTATTTACTCCATTTATATATAAAGCATGAGCTACAGTATTTTCTGTAACTTCCATTGATGCTTTAGTATATATAACATCTAATACATATGCTTCATTTTGAAAAGTAACTCCATAGATAATGCAACATAAATAATCGTCGCCTTCATCTGCTGTATCTATATAAGCCCTAACTTGTTTAAATGTAGGTAAATCACCAGTATAAGTTTTAAAATTACTATATAATCTGCCTTTTAAATCTATTGGTTCTTGCTGATAATTTGCAGACCAAATATCCAACCCCATAGCTTTTTTCTTATCTTCACAAGATTTAGCAGATAATATCTCATCACATAGCATAGAATTATCATCATAAACTGCTTTAAATTTTATATGTTCTACTTCATCACAAGAATAATGTTCTAAGGCTCTACCAGCTAAATCATCACTAGCCCAACGAGTCATAATAATTATAATTTTTCCGCCTTCTTCAAGACGAGAAAGCATGGTATTTGTAAACCATTCCCAGTGCTTTTCTTTAACAGTTTCATTATTGGCTTCTTCTGCATTTTTGATAAGGTCATCAATTATCAAAAGGTCGCAACCAAAGCCTGTAGCTGTCCCTGTAGGACTTGTAGCAAGATAATTATTATAACCACCTTCTAAGCTCCATAAATTCATAGCACCATCGCCACGTTTTATATGTGTAAAAGGAAATACATCATGAAATACTGGTTTATATATATCTGCTTTAGCTTCTTGTATATCATTTCTCACATTTTTAGAGAACATAGTTGATAAAGTTTCATTATAACTTCCAGTCATTATTTTTTTTGTACGGTCTTTTCCTAATATCCATTCAACAAATAATCCTGCTGTACGACTTTTACCATGTCTGGGAGGAACATTTAAGATTAATACTTTCTTATCTGATGTAATAAAATTTTGAAGCGTATTACAAATATCAACTAAAAAAGCTCTATCTAATTTATAAAATTCTGGAGCTTTTAATTGGGCATAAAAAAAGAACTCACGTCTTGCAAGTTCTATCTTTGCACCTAGTCTAGCTAAGTTTCTATTCATTTTATTAACCTCAATAATTCATCTCTAGTAAGATTTTCAAATGGATTTTCAGTTATAGTATTTATATTTTGTGTTATTTCTTGTACTTGGTTTTCTGTAGCTTCACCTCTACTTAAACGCTCTATTTTAACCGCAGTATCAAACAAACGAATAATTTCACTTGCATTTAGTTTAGATACATCTATTTTCTTTAACGCTTCTACTGCCTTTGCTTGCATAGACATTGCAATAGCAATATGACGTTTAGCCATCTTCTTACGTTCTTTTACAGCGGTTTTATATTCTATCTCCTGGAGTGATTTATCCCATGCTATACAACGTTCTTGCCAATTATATTTTTGCTTCCAATTGACAAGTAATTGTCTACTTTTTGACAACCTTTTAGCAAGCGAAGTTACATTTCTATCTTCCATTTCTAAATAGGCTTTAAATGCAGAAAAAGCCTTTTCAGTTTCACCATCTTGTCTTTCCCATGGTTTTAAATTTTCATTGCTCATCACTCTCCCTCCAAATAAAAAAGGTAGGTTTCTAAACCTACCTATCTAATAAAACCTGCAAATGTTATTTTTTTTGGTTTCATATTGTATTTCTTAGCAATTTCCATGCTCCTATTATTAAATAATTTTATATATGGTTCAATATCTGTTTTTGCTTCTGCTCTTGTAATCAAACCTTTTTTGTATGCACATCTAGCTTCAAATGCTCTTTGTTTTATTATTTCTAACATATCATCATCTCCTTGTGCTTGATATGTTAAGGTAAGTACTATTAAATGTCCAGATCTTCATCTGATATTTCTAAAATATCTATATCCCCATATAAATCTCTTATTTTCTTCTGGTCGCCTTTATAAAAAACTAATACATTTTGATGTGTTTTACCAACTTTTCTACTTATTGAAAAACCTCTTCCCATTCTAATTGGTAAAGAACCTAAAGTAGTTAATAAAATTATCTCATTATATAATTCCATTCCTGCATTATGAAATGCAGCTATAGTTTCTGATACAAAATTTCTATACATGCCAGTTTTTCTGTTTCTAATATCTCCAACAACAAAACATGCAAAACGATTATCTTTAAGCATATTAACACTATCAAATATTATTTTTCTATACATAGATAAAAAATCTTCATAAGTTTGATTACTTAAATCTTCTTTATCATCACTATATATTTCTAAGTCATAATAAGGCGGGCAACTAAATATAAAATCATATTCGCCTTTTGCAAGTTTAGCTATATTTAAGCTATTTCCACATATCCATTTAGGTTTTATATCATCTGTGGATAATAATTCATCACCCTGATTTATATTAGCTTCTATCTGTTCTTTTCGTAAATCAACTCCTGTATATTGCCTGTTCAATTTTGAAGCAATAATACCTCTTACACTACCACCTGCAAATGGGTCTAAAATCTTTGCTTTATCAAAACTAAACCAATAATACATTAACTCACATAAGACAGGGTCAAATACACTTAATATCCCACCTGTATTAGTAAATTTTAATAAACTATCTTCTTTCATGTATTTATGCAAATAATTATCTGTAAACTCTGTTACTGATAATTTACGACCTATTTCCTTCTCACATTTCTCTTTATATTCATAAAATCTAGGTACTGAACCTGCTGCACTACCTGTAGTTTTAATATTTTCTCTTGATAAATCAGATTTAATGCCATACTTAAACCATGCTCTTTTTCTTTCTTGCCATTGTGCACATCTTGTATTTAATACAGATGTTGGTGTAAATAAAAATTTTTCACTAAGTGAAACTTTTTCTAATTCTGAATCACATACTATATCTTCATCTAAGTGTTCAACAATATCATTTATTTCTGACATATCAAAATCAAAAATATTCATATCAATACTATTAATATTAGCTAATTCTTCTTCTAATTTCTCATAATCCCAATCAGCTAATTCAGACACTTTATTATCTACCAAACGAAAAGCTCTTATTTGTTCTTCCGTTAAATCATCAGCTATAATACATGGTACTTTATCCATACCCAATTGTTTAGCAGCTTTTAATCTTGTATGACCAGCAACAATTATATTGCTACTATCTATTATTATTGGAACTTTAAATCCAAATTGTTTTATACTATTTGCTACTGCTTCAACAGCCTCATCATTCAGCCTAGGGTTATTTTCATATGGAACTATTTTATCTGTTGGTTTATAAATAATCTTAATGTCCATAACTACACTTCCTTTCCTTATTTTTAGGTATAAAAAAAGCACCTATTTAGGTGCTTAAATATCTTAGATATTTTTTTCAAAATTCCAATTTAGTATAGACGTTCTTAAAGCTTGAAAAACAGATGATTCAAGCTTTAAATTTTCTTTAGTATAAATGGATCCATCTTTATACTCTACATAAATAATAAAATTCTCATTATTTACATTAAAAGTAACCTTTAATTTCATATTAGGAAATACTCCTGACAATACCTCTACATTAAGTAATTTAAAATACATAAAATCACCTCAAATAAAAGATATTATAATTATATCATCAAATATAATTATATGTTATAATATTTTTCGTTGCCCTTCCTATACTGGTAACAGTTAGGAGGTGTCCATATGTCAAGATTTATCATGTTTTTAGAAGCTGTCATGGCAAGTATAGTTGCCTACTATATTTGCAAAGGGTTAGATAAGCTTCTTTCGGTTTTATGTGGCAACTAGCCTAGCTTCAGCGTTAGCTATATAACGCAAGAAACCCCATGAAGGTGCGAGCTTCATGGGGTTTTGCTGTCCATATGACAATTTATCATGTTTTGCCTATATTTAGTATAGCATATTACATAAATTTTGCAACATGAAGGCTATTATTCTAATATAAATTATAAAAATACATATTATTATTAAAATATATGGGTATATACCAATATTTATACAAGATAAACTTATAAAACAATAAAACCGCTAGTATTTTTACCAACGGTTTATCTTTTTCTTTAACAAGTATAACTATATCACAATTAAAGTATGAACTTCTATGAATTTTAGTGAACTTTAGTGAACTAATTTTTTATTTTTTTTGCAACAATGGATAATCCTTGAGAATGTAATGTATGCACCCATCTAAATGAACAATTAATAGAACAAGCAATTTCTTCCCATTTTCTAAGAGAAACATAACGTAAAATAAGTACATTCTTAATATTTTCGCTCATATTTATATTGTTTAAAAAAGATTTTATTTCTATGCGTTTATTTAGCCATTCTAATTTTAATCTTTCCATTTCTTCTTCCTGTTGTTCTAATTTAGATATAAAATCACTGGTATCATGTTTTATATTACTAAAACCTGTACGTTCTTTATATGATGGAATTAACATAATAGATGTTGCACGTAATTCTTCTAAATCTGCATTACATCTTAAACATACTTGTTTAGCCTTATATACCTGTTGTAAATATTCTTTTGCTTCATCTATTTTAGTCATTATTTCTATACTCCTTTATTTCATATAAACACTAAAAGGATAGCCTTATTTTAGCTATCCTAATTAGTGGATTTATCCTATTAAAAATATTGCAGCTACTATTAAAGTAAACACAATGCCTGCAATTCCTAATATAGTAATATCTTTTTCGTAAAATTCATGCTCTGTCTTTAGTGGTATTCTTACCAACTTAGGTTCTTTATTATTCATATTGACCTTCTTTCATGACCTTTTTATCATTTGTCTCTCCATCACGAAAAACTACTTTTTCCATTTTTATACTAAAATGCTTCCATAAAAAATCATTACCACGTTTAAATACCTTCCTACAAATGGATTTAAAAAACTTTCTACGGTCCATTTTCTCAACAGCTTTTTTATATGTTGTATCTGCATATTGTCCATCATTTGTAAGAGGATTTATCCCTTCCTTTCTCATTCACTCACCAGCCTTTATATTTTTTACTACCTTTTTAGAAAATTCTTTTGCAAATCTATGTTTTAATGTACAGTTATTTTTATTACATGGTTTCTTATTAATCCAACACATATACCCTGTGTCGGCTTCATAATATCGTTCATCACATTGCATATTACTCACCTTCTATTTTCTCGGAAAACCTTATCAAAAGTGCAGCAGCCTGATATATTTCTTTTTGTATATTTTCCTTGCCACCTAGTTTGGTTTTTGTTTTGTTAGGTAAATATGTTTCATTAACGGCTTGAGCTATCTCCCCAACTTCTTCTTGAACAAGCCCGAGCCATTGATGAGGTGTTAGCTCACTTTCATCGCCCCACTGTTTCTTCTGCTTTTTTACCTCACCCATAATCCTATTTTTTATTTCTGTTAATGTGTACATTGGTTGTGGTATAATCTCATAACCTTCACCAAACATAACAAGCATTAACCACATCACGCCTGCTACATTCCATTTTTCTTCTTTTTCAGAATAATATTCAGTTTCTGGTATTCCAATTTTTTTATCTTCTATTATTCTACATTTGACCGCACCAATATCATTATAAGTTTTAACCCAAAATGGTTTATTAAACTCTATTCCGTTTTCTTCCATAAATTGTTGTATTATATGTTTATTTTTCATTCCTCAAAACCTCGTTCCTTTATTTTTTTATTTAATTGTTTTTTAAATTCTAATACTATCCAATCAAATTCAAGCATTTCTTCTTCAGCAAATCTTTCTAAATTTCTAAGTACATAATCCGCTTCTATGCTTACTTTTTCTTCACATTCTTTTAAAAATATTTCTTCATCCATATCCATGACACTAAAATAAATTATTTTCTTCCTTAAGTTGTTTAATTATATATGGGTCTGTTTCCGTATCAATAGTTGTGCTAAGTGGTGTAATTATAACTATTACTCTAGGTTGTAAACTATTTACTTCTACAATCTTACTACCATCAAAATTTTTTATTATTCTATCGTCAGAAAGTACCCATTTTGTGTATAACGTTTTTTTATGGTTTATTGTTTTATATTCATCAGATATGATATCTGATGTTGATTGTAACAATCCTAATAAATCTGGATAATGAGCTTTACTTTCTAAGTAATATAGACAGCACATAGATACACCCATACTAAAATGTCTTAATTTTTCTTGTACTTTTAATACTTGTAACGCTTTTCTACAAGAACTTTCATACTTTCGATAAGCCTCACTTGGTAAAAGGACTGAACGTCCTTTTACCATAACTGGGCTATTCTTTTTTGTTACAGGATTTCCATATAAAACAAATGCAAAAGGTGTTTTATTCATTGGTATCTCCTATTAATTCTTTATAATCTCTACATTTACATAAAAATTTATTTTTATATTTATAATCTCTTGGTATAGGCAAATGATGTTGAATCCCTAAATTTTCTACTATTCCATTTGGAATATAACTATCTATAAAAAAACATCCATCATTACATGACCATGCAGGGCATTTAGTACATTCTGTTTCATTATTATTAAAGTCATCACATATTTTAGAAATACTAATATAGTAATTCATCATTGTTTCAAAATAATTTTTAGTAATAACATGAACATCATCATTAAATAGTATGTTTCCTATTTCTTCACAAGATATTTCTTCACCTGAATCATTAGTGAAATAAAGTTCTTCATCATCTTGTGAAATACTAAATTTTTTTAAATTATCTATATTAAATATTTCTTGTTTTTCTCCAAAATCAACATAAAATTCTTCTTCAAAATGAACTCCATTTTCTTGCATAAAAGTTTTAATTGCGTTTATATTTTTCATTTTGATACCCCTTATATAAATGTACATAATAATTTTTATACATAGCAGCTTGTACTTTACTTTTAAAGCAATTTCCTATCATCAAAACAGCATAATCAAATGTTGTTTCTTCCCATGTATCTTCAACGATATCTCCGTCTATGTCTATGCGATAATAAATATCATTTTGTACTGGTATCCAAGAGTTATATCGTCTTATATTCATTACTACATAATTAATAGGTATACCATCTGGAAAATCATCATGTGTTAATATATTATCTACTTTTACTTTAATTTGATTACCTGTATAAGTATTATCCATATAATCAAATTCGGATAACACCAATATATCGCCAACCCTAAACTTACGGTCATTTTTGCGAATTTCAAAATTTTTAATTCCGTTTATAATATCCTGGAAAAATTTTGGCTTTATTTTTAATTCATGTATCATTTTTTTCTACCTCTATAATTTAATTCTTTATCAATTTTAAGTGATTTAAATTTTTTTATTACCTCTCTTGTTGGAGGCATAACAAGCATATATTCACTAATACTCATTTCATAAATTATGGATACTAATTTATAAATTTTCTTAGGATTACATTTAAGCATATTAGCCCCAACAAGGCAGGCTGTATTTAACATATCTAAACCCTCTGACTCAATCCAACAATTTTGCTTAAAATCCCAATATATAGAACATCCATAATCTCCAAATTCAACACAACATTTAGCTATTTTAGCTGCTTTATATATTAATTCATCTTTTTTATTTATGTTTATACGCATATTTTTTCTAATATTATGAGCCACATAATTAGATTTCATTTTTTTTATCATTTCAAACACTCCTAATTAAAATCTAAATTTAATTGTTTAGCGTGATTCAACATAACTTCATCTACATTTACTTTTTTAGCATTTCCCACTACCTGCTGATAATCTATAAAACTTTTAATTTTATTCAAATCTGGATAATACTGCATTAGTTTTCCATAGCTTAAAGTCGTGAGTTGATTAAGCTCCATAATGAAATTAAAAACAACTTTATTTGATTTCTTTGGTTTTATAACATTATCAGCAATATTACGTGGCTTTCTATATCTAGCTAGAATACTTGTCCTTGAACGTTCATAATTGTATTTATACGCACAGTGTTCAGAACAATATTCCCTTTTTATATAGTTAGTCCAAAACTCTTTATGGCAATATTTGCATTCTTTCCACATAATAAAACCAGCCTTTCAAAAATTGATGTTATTTTTTATTATCAGAGTCGATTTAAACCGTTTTATATATCTACATATATAATTTAATCATAATTTGCATAAAAACGGCTGTATCGACTTCTTAGACGTTTTTAACCATGTTTTAATTACATATCATACTTGGATTTTATCCCGTACTGTTCCATTACCTCATAAATTTTTAATAAAAATATCTTAGACAATGCCCAGTCGTCCCAATCGTCTTTAACTAAAAAGCCTTCTGTATGTCTATTATCATTATTTAGATAATATTTTTGCTCAAATTGATTAAAGTAAATAAGATTTTCTTTTTCTAAAATACGCAACAACATTTCTGGCGATATGTTATACATACTAGCCATAAAATCGACATCACCAAAATCCATATAATCAAGGATATAATTCAACAATGGTCGTTGTCGTTTATGTTTACCTATTGAAATATCTACTCTCTTTTGTATATTATTAGCTCTTTCTAATACTTTCTGTGGGTCATTCCATGCTTTTTCAATCTCAATAAAATAACGCCGTGCCTTTCTTCCTTTTTCAGTTCTCTGTATCATACAGATTTCTTTTGCCATATCCATTTTTAAAATATGGTCAATTTGTGTTTGTCTCCCACCTTTTGAGTTATGGACAAAAATGTCCGTAACTAAATAATCAATATTTTCTTCAAATCCATATTCCAACATTCGATTAAACCACTTAACATATGGTGTATTAATTTCTAAAAACTCATGTAAATCTCGACCACTTACTACCTGTTCATTATTTTTATTAACTTTAACCTGTATTAACTCATTCATTTTTCTAATCTCCTTTACTTATTTATGCTTGTAATAATCTTTTTTGAAGTTTATTCCTTTGTAGATTTTTAATATCTTGGCACTTCCAAAAAAAATATCTAGCACATTGAGTTTATCTTCATTGGTGGAAATCCAAACACCACCGACAAAACACTGTAATTCGTAGTATCCATCTACACCCTTACATATTTTGCAAAATTCTGTTTTATCTTTGTATTTAACTTTAAAAGCTCCATTATAAGGAAGTCCTATTCTATCCATACAACTATGAATAGCCCTTTGTATTAAATCTTTATTACGCATTTTATCCTAAATTAAATCTGCAATATTTTCATCTTTAATCCTTTTATCTTTGCAAGTAGCTATTAAAGCCTTTGCTTTTAGAAAAGTTTTAAGTTGTTCATCACGAAGAACAATTACAAATCTTTTTTTATTAGAATAACTTTCTATTTCACGTGATATATATTCTGATGATTTCTTTCCAAGAACTTTTTCAACTAGCGCATTAAAGTAAGGTTTTTCGTATGGCACAGAAGTTCCTTGCTGTAAATATCCAATACTACTATTTCTTTTTGTAGATACAAAAATTACTTCAGTCATTTTATTACTCCTTTAAGTCATTTATATTCATTACTTTTCTTTGGCTAGGTGAATTAAAAGCAATGTAATAATTTGTGGACTTTAAACGGTCAATCAGCCTACCAGAATAAGTATTTTCTAATTCTTGCTTATTAAAATTTGTTGTAATTATTATGGTTTTCTTACGATTATATCGTTCAGTTATTATGCTATGGACCTTTTGTAATACCCACGGAGCAGAAGTATCTTCTCCACCTAAATCATCAATTACTAATAAATTAGTATTTCTTAATCTATCCTCAAACATTGTCCATTCATCAATGTTCTTCGCTTTCATCGAATATAAATTGTCCATTAATGAACTCATAGGGATAAATAACCCATATCCACCTTTATTTATATATTCTTTTAAAATACATACTGCTAATGTAGTTTTTAAAGTACCATATCCACCAGCTAATATAAGACCTATACCATTTTTTATATACTCACTCATATTTTTTGAATAGTTATAAACTAATTTCGCATTTTCTCTAATTTCTCCATTTACTTTTAATGTACTAAAAGATACATCTGCATATCGTTCATGTATTCCTGCGTTAATTAATTGCTTTTTATTAATCCCAACCACTTTTTTCGTTGGCGAATTTTCTTCTTGCTTCTTCGGTTGTTTCTGCTTTATTTGTTGAATATACCCTTTTACGTCCAACTGTTTTTCCTTGTCGAACCATTGTGGCTGCTTTTTTTTCATTGCTAGTATCATTTTTAAAGCCTTCTTTCTCCCACCGCATTAATATTTTCCCGATATAATTCACCGACCGCCCATGACATAATGCAGCTTCTTTTATTGCCTCAAGAACCCAATTTTTACCATAACTGTCAAGATAATCAGCTAGTTTATTGCCTTCAACTTCACCGTTAATTGGATGAATATTGTTCGAGAATAAGTCAACTATCTCCTTAAAATCATCATCTAAAAATCTTTGAAATTTTTCTTTAGCAGCAGCTATATTATTAGTAGTATTATATTTAGTATTTATAATATTATTATTGTGTAAACTTTCTTTACATGTCTTATCAACTTTCTTTACATGCTCTTGTAAACTTTCTTTACATGTCTTATCAAAAATATTTTCATTAATTTTATAGACATTCGGTTTCTTTTTTCGTGAATTATCTTCAATTTTTATTATGAATTTTTTATTGAGCAAGCTATTTAAACAATCAATGATACTTTGTCTACTTGAGTTAGTCCATTCACAAAGATAAGCAGTGCTAGCATTAAATACGCCATTTCCGTTATCATTGCGGGAAAAGCTGTAGATGACAGCGTATATCAGTAGTTCATTTCCTTTTAATTTTAGTTTTGTAGTCATCCAGCCATAAATCTGTATATTGTTGTCATCTTTTAGCCTTCCCATTTATTACACCTCACTTTAATTAGGCAATGTTTCCGCTGTTAAACTACTTATATCTATAACTTCTGCCCTAACAGGAACAGTAGGTTTTTTATCTTTAGATTTTTGTTTTGCTGTTTCTTTAGGTTTAGGCTCTTCTTTTGTTTGTTCCACGACATTTCCTTCAGCATCAAATAGTGCCACCTGCGCTCTTTTACCTTTCAAATAATCAAGCGTAGCATAAATTAAATCGTCTAATTTCTTACTGCCTTCTTCGCTAAGACATTTATCACCACTATATTCATCAGAAGGGTTCATTCTTTTTGGAGTGTTAATTATTATTGGATTATCATCTTCACCAGTATAGAATTTTAGATGTATGCTACAGCCAATAGTATCATCTTTGGCATGATAAATAGTAACACCATAACATTCAACTTTTTTAGAAATCTCTTTTTCCGTTTCAGGTGTTAAGCCCATCATAGCCAATGCCGTTTTTTTTAAACCTGTAATAGCTGTATAAAATTCTGGAGTTGCTTTTTGTTTAAAATCTCGTTTTACACTATCTCCATTATCTGTAAAATCCATTCTTATTTTATCTTTAATAAGTTTTACACTATTAATACAATAACGTTCTTCTGTAGACATTATTTATACATCCTCTCTAAAAATCTTATAAAAAAAATTACTGCGAGTTGAAGGTTTAGGAACACATTCCCATGTGTTCGTTGGCATAATATAATTACCTGTTTTTATTACATTTTCATCTGCTATATATACAGGAATACCTGTAATAGCTTCTATTTCTTGTCTAAATTCGTCTGCATCTGAATTTTGTTTAGATAAATGCAATAAATAGATTTCTTTTAAACAAGTTAAATCATTTTTACTAAGCCATGTTTTTAAATTTTCCAAAGAAAAATGGCTTTTTACTAACCTGTTATATCTGCTCTTATCTATCTGCCCATTTTTAAGCTTTTCGTCTAAGATTTCGTAGCTATGATTACATTCAATCATTAGCTGTGAAACCCTATGAACATTAAATTCAATATTATAAGTATCGGTTGCAAACATTAAAATATCTTTATTATCTCTTAAAACAAATCCAAGTGGCTCGATTGCGTCGTGGTTAGTTTTAAATGGCATTATAGTTATATCACCAATAAAAAATACCTTTTCACTTTCGATAAAATGCACGTATGGGCTTTTCTCCGCCCCACAGGAAATCGCTGTTCCTTTGCTGGTATAAATATCTATACCCAACTTTAAAAACTCGTGTATCGCCCTGCTATGGTCTTTATGTTCATGTGTTAACAAAACTGCCTTTACATCATCAATAGTTGTCCCTAGACAGTGTCTTATATCTTTCATCGGCAGACCACACTCTATTAAAAGTGTGGTCTTATTACTTTCTATCTTGTATAGATTTCCAGCACTTCCACTGGCATAACAAGAAATAAACATTATATTTCACTCCTATTAGAATGGTGGTTCTTCTTCATCCGCTTCCTGTTCATCAAAGGCAGGTTGTTCAACTTTAATTTTTTTTGGTTCTTCTTTTTTTACAGATTTAGTTTGTACTGTTTCTTTTGGCTTAGTTTCAGCTTTATTGATTTTTTCTAATACCGCTGATTTTGGTTCTTGTTTTGGCATTTCTAATGTCTTAGACGCCATTTTTTCTTTTATTTCCTGTACCGGTTTTGCTTCTTCTGTAATATCTTTTTCGTGTGTATCATAAATTTCTTCTTGTGTTTGTAATCCCATACTTAACTCTGGAGCAGTAGTACGAATAAGCCATGCAGCAGCTCTATATCTAAGCATTAAATCTGGTATTGTCTGCCATTTACTACCTTTTTTAGCAAACCAGCCTTCTGCTTTTGCTAAGCCAATAGTAACAAGTGGACCTTCAATTTTATCACCAGTTGCAATTTCGGTTGTATAAGCAATACAACCGTAGTCATCTGTGTTTTTATCTCCTACATATTTATATTTTATGCTTGTATATTTTCCACATTGATTGAATACAGAAATAAGAAATTTACTACTCCAAGATGGATTGCCATATACTACATATAAATTCTGCATTACCATAAGCGGGTCGGCTTTTAATCTTTGAGCCATGTTAATAGCTATAGCACAATTACCTACATTTTTTCTAAAACTTTCTGGAATTAATGTTGTTTCGGAAAACATTTTTGCCATATTCCAAAGAAGCTGGTAGCTATCCTTGGAAGTAAATCCAGGCATTGTATTTTGTTCTTTTAGCATTATTGTGTTTGTCATTTTGAATATCTCCTTTTAAAATCTTTTTAGTATTGGTTCTTTAATTCTCAAAAAATCATGATGAGCAACAATAAGATTAAACATTTGGCTATTATTAGTTTTTAATATCTCACTTACACACTCCGCATTATCTATCCACATTGGGACATCTAATTTATAATGCTGTGCTAAAGTATTACAAATATCTAAACCAATAATGATTTTTTCTCCATTTGACATACTCTTACCATATGTTGAACCTTGTTGTGTCATAGCTTCACAAGTATCATCAATTAACCCATTTACTTGCTGAGTAAATAACTTAAATCTAGTTATTTTAAACTTGCTATTAATTTTATCTGTTAACATATTTACTTTATTTTTAGTAAAAATTTGAGCAAGATTTAATTTAAATTCTAAATTATTAAATTCTTCACCTAATCGTTTTTGTTCTGCTTTTAAATCATCAATACGATTTTTAAACACAGATAATTGTTTTATTTTAGCTAATTTCTCTGCTCTTAAAACAATATCTAAATCAATCTGTTCAAGCTCCGATTGATATTGTTTTAAAGAATTAGCACAATTATCTTGAACAGAAATTAATTCTTTTTTTAGATTTACTTTTTCTCGATATAGATTTCGATATTCCTCATCTTCGGAATAACCATATCCTGCCTCAGTAATATTCTTTTGTTTATCTATAATTTGTAAATCTAATTCCTGGATATTTTTATTTAGATTGTCGATGTTTTCTCCTAGTGTGGCTATTGTATTTTCATTATCTTGTAATTTATGTTCTAATTCTTGTTTCTTATGAGCTAAATTTGTACCTGCTTCTGTACAAGCTTTTAAATTATCAGCTTTAGTTTTATTAAATTTTTCTATTGCTTCATTTATTTTCTCTTGCGGTAATGCTTGCCCACAAGTAGGACAAATATTATCACCACTAAAAATCTTCTTTTTTTCCACTTTCCAAGCGTTTCGACAATCCTCTATTTGTTGTGAAATACTTGCTATTTTATTATTAAGTATTTCTCGCTCATTTATTTTATTATTTAGTTGCTGTCTTTCTTTCTGTAATTCTATTTCTTCAGTAGATTTTTGTTTTTGTAATTCTAATACATCAGCATTATTAGTTGCGTCATAGTGCTGTTTTATTTGTTCAATTTTTGTATCAATTTTAGCAATTTGTCTTTCAATGTGGGCTACTGCATAACCGCCTTTTAATGTAGTTAATTTATTTTCAAGAATATTTTTCTTTTTGCGGAAATCCTTCAATTCTATCTCAATAACTTCTTCGTTAATCTCTTCATTGGCGTCGTCCAGCATTTTTTGATTCTCGTCAATTCGTGTTGGAATTTTATTTAATTGGCTATTTAATTTAGTCTTACGCTGGGTAATTAATGTTATAAAATCATTGACATTTTTACCGTCTAACATAGACGGTAAATCTTTTAATCGCTCATCTGAATTTATTACATCCATATCTGTAATATCGCCACAAACTTCAAGTAGCAATTCACGTTGCTTTTTCCATGGCATATTACAAAAATAAGTGGCACTAGATAACATTTTTAAAACTTCAATAGAGCCGATATGTTGCTCAATATAAGCGTTATAATCCTTTTGACTTCTTGCTACATCATCAATTAAATAAGTTGTGGTATGTCCATCAAATTCGGCTACAGGTTTACCATGATTTTTAGTCCACTTTTCTTGATATATTTTAGATAATGTTACCTGTATTCCATTATCTAGTTCTAAAGTAGCAGCTACTTTATGTTCTATACCATTATCTAATTGAGGATTGCCTGTATTATCTTTTAATTTAATATCGTCATCAATCTTTTTATCGGTGCTAGATTTACCAACTAGCACCCAAAAATAAGCGTCTACTAATGTAGTTTTACCTACACCATTTTTACCAAAAATGCTTTTATCTTCACCATTTGGCGCAAATATAAAATCCTTAATTGCTTTAAAATTATTTAACTCCAGTTTTATTAATTTCATTAGTTCTTACTCCTATTTTTAAAATGCTGTTTTGGTATTCCACTAATCCAGATAGTAAAAATTTTAATGAAGCTGTCGGAAGTTTTATTTTTCCTTGTAATTGTTTATCTTGATTAAAAATTGATACTCTTACCATAAAAAAATCATCCTTTCAAAAATTAAATAAATATGTTATAATACAGTTACTTTCAAAAATTTAACTTGATGTTATCCAAGAAATCCGTGCTGTTCCCGTCAGTGCGGATTTTTTTTATTGGTCTAAACAACCTAATTCCTACACAAGCACCATATAGCAACTGTATTTGTTTCATACAGTCTAAAAAGTCGTTTACCTCTTTTTGGTCGATTACATCATCGCAAGCGATGATATCCAATTTACTTAAGACATCAATTACATTTTTTACGCACACTCGTAATTGTAATGTTCGTGATGAAATACCTTTCATATTTATAGCCGGCAATGCCAGTTCTTTACCTGTTTTTGTTTGCCTTAAATACTCATATCCTAACTCTGGATTTACATATACTTTAGTCATTTTAGCTACAATATCATCAGGAATATTTTTTTGACCTGACTCATAATAATTTAGTTGACGCTCACATATATTTAATAACTCCGAAGCATTTTTAACTGATAATCCTGCTTCTAGTCGTGCAAAATAACACATCTTTGCGAACTCTTTATTCATACTATTAGACCTCTATTTCATGAGATAATATATTTGTAATTAACGTTCTTTTCTTTTACGTCCTCTGCGGGGCGTATTTTCTTTTATCTTCTCCAATAAATATGATGTTTTAAAATCTGTTATACCGTCTGACTTATCCTCTAACCACTTTTCTAATTGGGGACGATTAATTTTTAAATGAGAACCCACCCAACAACATGGCAAGTCATAACTTCCACTTTTAGTTAAAGCACCTGCAACTCTAAAAAATTGCACTGGTAATCCAAACAATTTGGTTGCCTCATCTGGAGTTAAAAGAATTTTTCTCCAAATTGGTATATTGATTTCTAATTCCATAATTAACCCACATCCTCATATTCTCTATAAAAACAAATTCCTTTATATACCCATGAACCAAGCTCTCTAGCAAAAGTTATAAATGCTGGCTCCCACTTTCCTGTTTTGGGATTAGCTCCATGTTTATATGGTTCTCCGCATTGTAAATACATTGCGTCATAAGCTATTGGAGAAACACAGTCCCTAAAATGTTGCACTGTTTCTTCATCAACAACATCTCCAATATTAGCCCAAGATGTAAAATATTTATGTGAATTATCCCACTCTTTTTTAGTTAAATACCTAGATTTTAAATTTGTTTTAGCTTTAATATTACTTTTTACAGGTTCTTTCTTTTCTTCAAAGAACTCTTGTATTATATTTTTATCTTCGTCTATTACTGTTATCTTTTCTCCTGCATGGTATTTTGCATAAGATTGTCCTAACTCTAAAGCTGACTGTAAGCCTACAGTCTGAACACCAAATGTTCTATCATTACCAAAATAAATCTTATATTCTTTTTCATCATCAATATTATTAAATTCAGCCACAATCTTAAGCCCTTTTTTTATAACAATATTACCTTTATATTTCTTAGCAATTTCTTTAGCTTCTGTTAAAGTTTTTGCTTCTATACACCATGCAGTACCTTCATCTACTTGGAAAATTTTATAAACATCTTCTTTTTCTGTATTGTTTCTTTTTTCATCATTTAAGTAATAAATTGTTTCAGGTGTTTCTTCAAAATTACCATCATAATCTTCGGAATAAACTTTTTGGTAAGATACACATTTGTAGTTATGTTCTTTATAATCTTCAACTGTGATTTCTCTATCAACTGTAATTTCTTCAACAGTAGCTGAATAAAATTTTCTATTAAATCTATATTTTTCAATAAAAGATTTTGCTTTTTCTAAAGAGTCCCATACTGTAGTATTTCCATCAATCTCATCATAATCATGACCATATTTAAAAAAATAGCGAGTTACTTCATAGAATTTATTAGATTTAAATTTTTTAGTTAACATACTTATTCGCCCTTTCTTCTGTTTAAATATTCCCATAAAACTTGAGAAATTAAACTATTTACTGTAATTCCTCGGTTTGTTGCTTGCTGTTTTATTTGTTCTTTTATTTCTAAAGGAATTCTAATTAATATGCTGGCTCTGTTTTCCATCTTGACCTCCTTTTGCTATCATAGTGATATCACCTTGCAATATAAATATATATCGTTTTTAAAGTGATGTCAATATGCAATATTGAAAATATATCAAAAATATATCATAATGAAATCACTTTAAAGATTAGGAGTGATTACTTTGGCTACTGATAAAAGAGCTTTCACTATGAGAATGCAACCTGAAAACTTTGAAAAAATTAAATATATTGCCGACATCAATAAACGTTCTATTGCTATGCAAATTGAATTTCTAATTGAAAATTGTATTGCTGATTATGAAGAACAAAACGGCAAAATAAAATTAATCAATGATAAAAATGAGGTGTTATCATGATAGAAAGAGTTAATGGATACTGCCCTTTTATTGATGATACTCATTCAATTTATTTAGAAATTGCAGTTTTGCGTTTATCTGGCAACATAAAACCTCAGTACAAAATACTAAATAGACATTGTGAATATGGTACTGAAAATAATTGTCCTTATCTTAATAATCACACTTGTCCTCTTGCTCAATCTTACTCGTTAGAAAAATGACTTATCTTAATAGGTAATTTTTTCTCCATATCTAAATATATAGGGTGCTTTCTTTCACAGTAGCACTCTATACCGTATTTACATTTTTCACACGGTTCGCCCCAGTTAGCTTTTTCTTCTCGTTTAGCTTGTTCTAAAAATGAATTGTAATGCTGTGCTAAACAATATAATTCTTCTTCACTTAACATTTAATTATTATTTCCCCCATTACTTTACTTTTATTCTGGTTGCCACCCAATTTATTTTGGCTATAAGTTACAATATTATTTCTATTTTAGAAATTTTTTAGATAAAAAAATTTTCTATGTTACAGTTTAATATTTTTGCTAATAAAGGCAACATATCTGCTTTAAGTTTATAATAACCAATCTCATATTTATAATATTGAGAAGCGTTTGATAGCCCTAATGCTTTAGCCATATATTGCAATGAATAACCTTTTTCTTTTCTTTTTGTCTTTATAAATTTTAAATCTAAATTCATTTTATCACCACACTTTATTTCTATATCAGAAATCTCTTTACATGCTTATTATATATTTCTAAAATAGAAATGTCAATATTATTTACGAAAAAAATTTCATTTTTAGCAATTTTTTTATTTTCTATATTAGAAAAATGATATAATACTTATGCAATGAAAGAAAGTAGGGATATTATGAATAATATTGGAGAACGAATTATTTTATTACGTACCAATAAAGGTATAAACCAAGCTGAAATGGCTAAGAGTTTAAATATAAGCCCCAGTGTTATGAATAGAATTGAATTAGGCACACGTGCTATTAGAGACTATGAATTAATAGCTATTGCAAACTTTTTAAAAGTTTCCAGTGATTATATTTTAGGTATTGATATTAAAGATACTAATATTAACCCATCATCTAATATTTTTATGGTAAATAAACAAGAACAAGATTTAATAAAAAAATATAGAAAATTATCTAATAAAGTAAAAGATAAAATTGAAGCACGTATTGAAGCTGAATATGATATTGTTATGGAAAATGAACAAGAGTTAAGACAAAACGCATAGCTAATATGTTTGAAAAAAACTTTAAATTATTATTAGAAAAGAACAAATTACATTCTTAGTAAATTTTAAGGTTGTGATACTATGAAAAAACGCAAAGATGGACGTTACCAATCTTCTGTAACAATAGTAGACCCATTAACTAATGAAAAAAAACGTATATATGTATATGGATATACTGAAAGTGAAGTAATAAGAGAATTAAATAGGGTAAAATTGAATAACGGAAAAGAATTATTAATGCCTACGTTTAAAGAATGGAAAAATGAATGGTTAAATATAAAAAGTGAAGAAGTATCTAATTCTACAATAAGTAGTTATAAAGATAGCTTACGATTGCATATATCTCCTATATTAGATAAATATAAGTTAAAAGATATTACACCATCATTGATACGTACAGTATTAAGAAATATTCCTACTCAACGTACAAAAGAATATTGCTATATAATAATAAATGCTATTCTTAATCAGGCTTTACGTGAGGATTTAATAGATAAAAACCCTTGTATAAATGTAAAAAAACCAAAATCTAAACCTAAAGAAGCAAGTATAATAACAAACGAAGAATTTAATATGCTATTAAATTCTGCTAAAAATACACAATTTGAAATTATACTACGATTAGCATTCGATACTGGTATGCGAAGAAGTGAAATCTGTGCCTTACGTTGGGAAGATATAGATTTTAATAAAAATATAATACATGTTCGACATGCTATAAAAATTGACCGATATGCACCTATTGAAACAAGATTTTCTATTGGTGAACCTAAAACAGACTATGGTATTAGAGATATCGCTCTTACAGGTATTTTAAAACTTAATTTACAAAAACATCAAATACGACAAAAAGAATTTTTTAAAAATAAAAATCGTATATTATCATTAAAAGATTTTGTATTTATGTCGCAACATCATTCACGTTTAGGAAATTTCATTCAACCGGATAATATAACACATGAGTTTGTAAAACTAAAACGTAAAGCAGGTATAAAAAGCGATATTACATTTAAATCATTTCGACACACATGCTTAACATCTTTAGCAGAAGCTAATATTCCAGCAAAAGCAATTCAAGCTCATGCTGGTCATGCTAATGCCTCATTTACTTTGAATAGATATGTACACAAAACAGAACAAATGACTAAATCTATTGCTGAATATCTTAATGAAAGAAATAAAAAATTGACATCTCAATGACATCACAAATAAAAATTTATATAAAAATATTTCATATTATATAAAGATATTTTATATAAAAAATGACATCAGTATATAACATATTGATGTCATTGACTTTAATATACCTAAAAAATAACTATATTTTAACTCTTAATCAGCAGGTTCCGGGTTCGAGTCCCGGGTGGGTCACCAATGAATTCAAGGCTTTGCAGATTTTCTGTAAAGCTTTTTTTGTTATTTGCTGTCAAAATTGTTGTCAATCTAAAATATTTGATATACTTTCATTTAAAATATTATCCATTATTTGAGCTGTTTTATTTTGAGATTTTTGAAGAACATGAGCGTAAACGATTTGAGTCGTTGTACTATTTACATGACCCATTACACCAGCGACAGTAACTAAATCTACACCAGCATTAATTAGATATGTAGCTGTCATATGTCTTAGTGAATGTGGGCTTATTGGTGGCAAATTATTTTTTTTAACGAATTTTCTTAGCCAAATATTCATACTATCCGGGTGAGAAATATTACCATAAAACGTTGTAAAAATGAAGTTATCTTCAATGTTTTTAGCTCCTTGCCATTTATTTAGCAATTTTTTTTGATGTTGAATTTTAATATTTTTATATAATTTTAAAAGCTCAATTAGACTATTAGATAATGCAAGTATTCTATTTGATGATTCAGTTTTAGGTGGTTTAACTTTTAAACCCTGTCTAGGAATATATTGTATTGTCTTTTTAATGTGAACAACCTTCCTTTCTAAATCAACATCTTTCCATTGTAGCCCAATAGCCTCTCCACGTCTTAAACCTAAATTTAAACACAACAAAGCCCATAATTTATGTTTAATATCTTCATCTTTTAGAGCAATCAAAAAACGTCCTAATTCTTCACGATTTAAAATAATTTTATCGTTATTATATTTATACTTGGGTGGATCGACATTTTCTACAGGATTTTGCAAAATAAATTGCCACTGGGTAGCCTTTTTTAAAATAAGATGAAGTAACGTATAATGTTTACGAATCGTATTATCAGATAGAGTTGAATTAGGATTATCTAATCGAGGACAATTTTTTAATTGTTCCAAAAACATTAAAATATGTTTAGGCTGGATTTTATCAATAGGTTTATGACCTAATGCAGCATTTATCCTAGTGAATTGTTCATCATAGCTGAAAATAGTTTTATCTTGTTTTTTTGAATTTTCAAATAATGTTCTTTCCAATATTTATAAAATTCATTTAAAGTCATATTATTTGGATTTACTTGATTTTTTTCAGCAACTTTGCCTGCAAAAATTCGTTCTTGCCTTATAGCCTCAGAATAACTATTAACATGAATAGTTTTTGTAATTCTTACTCTGTTTCCGAATCTATCACTACCATTATTAATGGTTATAAGCCAACTATTTTTGCCTCGTTTTTGAACTGGCATATAAAAGCACCTCACTTATATTATTAACGCGTTCCGGCTCTTACTAAAAATATATAGCTATGTTTTGAAGTCAAGAACTTGGGCGTAGCCGTATTCTTGATTTCAAAATTTAGCTATATTAAGATTCAAGCTGCCGGATAAGTTATCTTAGATATGAAAACCACTGTTATTTTTTAATTTATCATTTTTTTTATCTGAAAATGTTGCAGATTTCAAAGCTAAATTAGTAGTCTTAGTAATTAGTTTAAGACTTAAATTAGCAGCCTTAAGTCCTAAAGATAAGCCTTGCCCAATGACCGGAATAGGTATTTTAGGGATTGAAATTTTAGGTACTTTTTTTGAAATTTTAAAATCCTCAGATGTGATTTTTTTAGCCCAAAGAGCAAATTGTTCCTTGATTTTAGCTTGATTATCCGTGTAAATACTTACGCCCTTTTTAGCACGACTGATGTTAACGTAATAAGAATTACGAGTATTTAAGGATTTTTGAGCACTATCAACATTAATGATAGCTCTTTCAGCCGTTACACCTTGAGCCTTGTAACTGGTTATACAGTAACCATAATCTAAGTTCTTATAAACATTAGTGTCAACCAAGATAGTCTTACCATTTTCAAGCAAGACCTTTAAACATTTATTTTTGGAAATCCCCGCAAAAATAGTACCCGTCTGACCATTCATCACGCCAATTTTATAATCGTTCTTAGTGAAAATAATCTTATCTTGCGGCGCAAATTTTTTAACGATTTTTTTAGAATCGCGCCCCAAAACTTCAATATCCACTTGATTTTCTTCGAGAATTTCCCGGCGTTGAATTAATTCACTACGAATCAATTCATTGAGCTTGTTTCTATCGCTATTCTTAGCAGTCAAGATAATAGTCTTGTTACGCTCGAACATATCAAGCGAACAAAATTCTTTAGTTATAGCTTTAAACCGAGCTGGAGCAGTCTTAAGCTCAATTATATTTTTTGACAAAATATCTAAACTTTTTGAAACGTCACCATTTACCGCCTCTTTAACGGCTTGCAAAATTTCAGTGTTTTCTTGTCTTTTAATTTCAGACAAAAAACAAGTGCTGATAGCATTCTTTTGAATAAGATTTGAATAAGCGTTACCAGCACCGACAGGTAATAGCTGCTTATTATCGCCAACCAACAGGACTTTTGCATTTTTTAATTTTGCAGCTTTTTGCAAAGTCAAAAATAAATTATTATCTAATAGACCAGCCTCATCAATAACCCATAATTCAGGTTTAATACTTGGTTTTAAACCTGAAAAATCCCATGTATTTTTAATTCCATTTGAATTTAAATTAGTGCCACTTTCTTTTTCAAGTTTATTAAAAAAGCTATGAAGTGTTGAGCTTTTAATTTTAGCACCATTGGCTAATCCTTCAGCTGCTTTACCTGTAAAACTAGCACCGCGAACAACATAGCCTTGTTGCTCATAAAGTTCACGAGTAGCATTGAGCATATACGTCTTACCAGTGCCAGCAAGACCTTGAATTACATTATATTGATTTGTGTTTTTTGCGACAAACAAAATGGCTTGATATTGCTCATCGGAAAGAGTCCAATTATTTTTAGTTGCCAAAAAATTTAAGTTCTTATCAACGTCATTTAAAGCTTTTAAAACAGATTCATTTTTTATATTTTCCAAAATAGAATTTTCAAGTTCAATATTTTCAGCCGTCGAATAATAAGTAGTGATATCATTACCGGTTTTAATTTCTCCCAAACATAAAATTTCAGATTTATCCAATGCTTTTTGAAACATTTTTTGAAAATCATCACGATTTAAACCGGATAAACAACCTTCGGCTAAAGTTGCCCGTTCAAGCTCCTTAGCTGAAAAAGCAAAGCTATGTTCAGATAAATTATCAACGGCACGCTTTAAGGATTCAGATTTAATTGTCTTGTCAAGAGTAATTTCAGCTTTTTTTAAGCTGACCCCTTGTAAATCTTCACGCCAAGACTTTTCAAGAATTTTTAAATCCTTATTTTCTTTTGCTTTTCGAGTCAACTGTGTCGCCCTATCTGCTGCTTTTGCAGAAAAATTGTCCCATGTTTTTAATTTATCTTTAATTTCAAGTCGTCGGGAAGAAAAGTTATCAATAAGTTCTTGGCTGATGTCATCAAGTTCAAAAAATCCCTTATCGACATCAGTCATGTGGCATTTATAGCCCAATTCTTGTAAATTCTTAGCGAGACGATTCCTGTATAATTGCCCGTAAATTATGTGCTTGTCGTATAAATTCTCATTTGAAATCGCATAAGATTTACCGTTATATTCAGTTCTATTTAAAATAACACAATGAGTATGCAGCTGCATATCTTGGTTGCGACTAACAAAATGATTAAATTTAGCAGCAGCCATTTTACCCGTTTTCACACGTTCAATGACCCCATTTGTAGTAATCCTTGTTTCAATTTCTTTGTCCTCAATTTCCTTAAGAGTTTCAGAAACTGCCTTATTGTGAGCGTTAATAATTTCAGATTTTAAATTATCATTTAAAACCATAGCGATACTTACTGATTTAGGTGCTGAAAATGTTAAATCAAAGCCTACTCTTTTAGGGTTTGGCATTGATTTTAAAGCTTGATTGAACTCTACAGGATTAAATTTATCACTGAAAGAATAATTATTTTTTAATTTACCCTGCCAGTCGTCACCGTCAGTCGATGAACGACTGTAATAATCGTCTTTTTCATAATAGGAACTTGCTTGATTAAGACCAATATTAGAAATGCTAAGCATTATAATAATCCTCCTTTAAAATTAAGAGCGACCCGAAGGTCGCCCCTAAAAATTAAAACATTACAGGTTCATCAGAATCCGAGTCTGAATCAACAGGTGGTTTAATAGCTGAATTAAGCTCCTCAGCGGTAGCGAATTTACGCTTAATTTCAATAAACCCCGGCACTCTAGCTTTAAAATCAATAAATTTAAAGTTAATCTTTGAAATCGGATAACTGCCGATTTTAACAACCGCCGTACCTGTAGGCAACTCCTGCAATTCGCCGCTCAAAAATAAGCGTTGAATTACATGAGTTTCAGATTTGGACTTGTTAAAATTAGAATCTAAAACGCCACGCGATGAAGTGCCACGACTGTTGTTAGTCTTAATAAATTCAGCGTCGCCAAGAGCTTTAGAAAAGTAATCAGACTGACCGGGTTCAGATGTTCTGAAAATGAATAGGCTATTACATAAACCCATGATATCCGCAGTGCTAGAACGACCGTACTGAGACTCAACACTTGCCATGGTCTGAGTTGTCAAAAAGCAACAAGCACCACGAGAGCGACCTTCACGCAGTAACATTTGTAAAGACTTGAGAGGTGGCAGGCTTGACAGTTCATCAAGAATGAAGAATATGCGACGCTGCTTACTTTCAGACTTGGCACGCAAGCCATGCCCGATTATGTCTAAAATCACCGTTAAGACAGGTAGGTATAAGCTATCATTAGCGCCTGCCGTGCTTAAGAATAGTTTACGCTTGTCGGAATCGTTTGAAATCCAATCCCTGACCTTAAAGTCGCCATCGCGCCCGATGAATGGCTGAAATGCCTTAATGCGATTAACTAAACAGCTTACAAAGCTTGCGGAAACATCACCGCTGCCCATAAGGAACGCCTTACCTTCTGATAAAGCAGGTGGCAGGCTATTTATAGCTTTCAGAATCGACGCTGGGTCTGAGGTAAAGAAGGTATATAAATCCTTATTAGTTGTAAGACCCTTGATTTTAAGGTAGCAACACCCACTTTTGAAAATCGACGCAGCACCTTCAAAAAAGTGACGATTCTTATTGTCCGCCGAGGTCGTAAACAGTGAATTAGCTATATTAGTTAATTCCTCAGGAACGGAATCCAAGCCGGAGTATAAATCAAATTCATTAAACACGTTCCAGCCGCTAAACCGCTGGTCATAAGGATTTAAGATTATATCGGAATTTGAATAGAATTTAGAAACAAGCTCACCCTTGCGGTCATATAATACCATTTTAGAGCGACGCAATGTCATTGAGTTTATGAACTGACACAGCATAGCGGACTTACCTGAGCCAGTCGAACCGACTGTCAAGAAGTGGCGAGTTTCCAAATCTAAAGGAATGTGAATTGGTTCAGCAGTTAATGGCTGCTTAATTGATTTACAATCTTTATTTAACAACTTAACAAGTTTATTAGAATCAACCTTTTTCGAACCGCGAACAAAATCGCCGGATTGTCCTTTTTTGAGTGGCAGAAAAAGTTGACTCACGATTGCTATTGAAGTTATGGGCGACACTATAATCGTAAATGGCACTAAATACTTAAATAGCAAGCCGCATTTTAAATTTAAAATGTAATCCTTAAAGCTTTCAGCTTTTACGAGGTCATAATTTTGACCTCGTATTAAAAAGAAATCGTGAAGTCCCTTACTTAATCTTAAACCAGTGTCGATGTCAAGACCCGTGATGATGAGGCTCTTAATGTAAGTCCACCACGTGCCGGGAGCTGCAAATGTGGGCATGTCATAAAAATAATTTATTATCAAACTTGAAATTGATAAATAAATTAAATCTAAAAAGAATGAAATTACAATAACGCGCTTCAGCGCAAGTTTAAAATCAATCATTTCAAACGCTCCTTAATTTTTAAAACAATCTGAGAAACTTTCTCAGATGAAAACTTAGTCATCATTAGTTGGCAAAGCAGCTGGAAGTTCATTTCAATTTTTGAATTTGATTTTTTGCTAAAATCAACCAGCAAATTTAGCAGCTGATTCTGTTTATCTAAATGAGAATTAATATTATTTAGATAAATTGAAACATTATTCATAGATTCAGCTATTTGAGATACATTCTCATTCAAACTAATAGAATCTGCATTATTATTTTGTGGTTGAAAATTTGTGCTATTCAAAAGATTACGAATGTATTGACTCTTAGTAATGCCAGATTCAGCTGCTAATCTAGATAATTTAAGGTCTTCAGATTCTGAAAATCTGATTGTTAAACGACTCATTTTTAAACCTCCTTTCTTTTTAAATTGTCAGACGCTCAAAACTGTGATATCATTGAATTATTAGCAATTTGTCTGCCAATTTGTCTGCCAACGGCAGACACGGGCAAAGCCGGACGGTATAAGGCTTTGCTGGCATTAATATTAATGCGTAGGGTGTGGTTAATCACTTTAGTGATTAGCCGAGTAAGTGAGGCATTAAGTTCATACCTTATTGTATTATTATATATTGTATTATTAGTGTTCAGTTCACCGCGTTGGTAAACTGAACACGGTGAAAATGTTAATAAATCAAGACTTATCAATGAATGTATTAATAATATAAGTGTAATTTGTGAATCTTCCGCTACTACGATTTTTTAAAATTGTCAAATACCCGTGGTCGACTAATTCATTAATTGATTTAGTAAAAGTTGCTGACCCAATTTTTAAATCGCTACAAATTTTATCGCGTCCCGGAAAAGCAGAATTTCCAAAAGTTACTAAATAGGCATATACAAGTTTAGAATGTTTGTTTAATGCAGAATCCTGCATTACAGCTTTGCCTAAAATCCCATAACCGTACCTTAATACGGAATTATCTTCCGCAAATTGTATTAAATTACTCATCGCTAAATCCTTTCACAGCTAAAATACCATTATTATTAATTTTCAACAAATTACAACGTTCAAGTTCAGACAAACAATTAACAACACAATTGTAATCCCAAGTAAGGATTTTTGCGATTTTTTCACAATCAATTTGTTCTTGATAGAAGTTATCAATTAAAGAGTATATAATTTTAGCATCAGAAGAAACAATTTTTGATTTTAGAAAATCATACTTAATATGAATATACAAATCCATTTTAAAGCACCTCACATCAATTCTAATCAATTTTTGATATACCAGCTATAGCTGATATATCACAACGCATTTTAGTTGCTCTATGAACCTCTGAGAAACGGATTGGCTGGATACTGTTTTTTATAAAATCTAATATTTTTGATTTTAGGAAAAAATATTTAGTTCCAATTTTCAAAAAAGGAATCTCTCCGCGATGTGCTAATGCTATAATTTGTGAATAACTAACTTTATTTTTGAAAATTACTTGAGAAACTTCCTTAGCTGTCAATAATTCCTCAGAGATGTTATTATTGTTATTAGAGTTATCATTATCAATGGGGGTTGAAATTATAACTTTTGAAAATAACTCTTCAATAGGAATTTTGAAGAAATTGGCTAGTTTCATAGCTAATTTAAAAGACGGGTCATTTTTGCCGTTACAAATGGCGAAAATGGCTTGTCTTGTAACGCCGCAAAATTCAGCTAATTCGTCATATGTGAATCTATGCAGGCGACGTTCTTTTTCAATTTTGAGCATAAAAAATACACACTCCTTTTAAAATTTTAAAGTTAAATTTAACAGTATGTAAAATATAACTTAACCTATCAATGTTATTGTAAAATAAAATTTAACAAAAATCAAGAGGTGTTTTTATTGTTTAGAGAATTTTTTGCAGAAAAATTATCCAACTTAATAAAAATAAAAAAAATTACTAATCAACAATTAGCTAATGAATTAAATTTAACAAGACAATCTATTTCACAATTTACAAAAGGAACGGCTATGCCTTCTATTGAAAAGCTAATTGCTATAGCTGATTTTTTTAATATATCAATTGATGAACTATTAGGAAGAAA